CCTATTGGGTTTTCAAAACCATCTGGATCAGATGTTGTGTGAATAGGACCTCTAAATCTTACTGTGTCTCCAGTAGATCTACCGTGTCCTTTTTCTGATACATTTATAATTCCAGAACTTGCAGATATAGTTTTAAAAGCATTTGGTATAAGAAGTATTAAAACTTGATTTTCTGTTCTAGCAGGTCTTGCATTAACTAATCCTTGTTCATCTCCATGAAAAGCACTTATCTCTAATTGAGGATGTTTGTCTTCATACTCAGATATATGCACTACAGAACCATTCCATTCTGTAACCATTTCATTATATGGAAACTGCATTCCTGATCTATCTGATATTGCTTTTGAAAATTTTCCTGTAGCCATTATGTTCCTGGGTAAAATACTTTTGGTGTTATGTGAACACTAGTAGAAGAACCATCTTCTGATAATGCTCTAGCTAATTCATCTTCATATAATAATTTCATTTGTTGAACTAACTGTGGGTTAAATTTTTGTGATAAGTAAAAAGCTAGACCAGATACCATACATGGTACAAATCTAAATGGGACGTCAGTTGCATCTGTATAAGTTGTATCTGCGTCTTGTATTCTTTTTACAAAATAAATATGAGCAGCTTTTGCTGCATTACTAGAATCAGCTGTTGGATAAACTGTTACAATTGTTTTCTCTACAAATCTTTGAACAAAATATTTAGAAGGTGTTCCTTTAGATAGTTTATTTGATAAAGCAGAATAAGTTGATCTGTCTATTTTTGTAAGTGCAGAATCTGCCTGATCTACTGCAGTTCTATCTGTTCTTAAAGTTGCTTCAAGAATATCTGCAACACCATAAGTGTCTGCAGGATTTGTAACTGCGCTTGTTCCATCTCCAGTTGATCTAAAAAGAATATATTCTGCTTGACCTTCAACTAAATTAATATCAGCTTCTCCTACTTCCCAATAGTGCAAACCTCTATTACCCCATTCTTGAAACATTATGTTTAAAGAACGTCTTGCTGTTTTTAATTGATATCCAGAGCTTACTTGTGAACCAATACGTTCGTATGCTTCTGCAATTATCTCATCAACTGCGAACGTTTTGTCGAAAGTAACTGTGCCTGAAGTTGTATTGGCCATATGTTACCTTCCTATGTAGGTGTTTTAATAAATTCTGCTATTGCTGTGTACATGTTGCCAGCGTCAGCTGCTGCCGCTACAACAAAATTAATATCACCATTCGTATTAGCATCAGTGCTTGGTGGCAATCCACCAAACTCTCTAAAATCCCAATAGGCTGCGCCGGTTAATCCCAATAAAGGTCTATCCCCGTCAGAGTCTTCAAAATCTAAACGCGCAAACGAATCAAAACCATTTCCTGGTGAACATGAAAACCATATTCTTTGTAAGGTTCCAAGTGATGCGGCGCCATTAACTAATCTAGCTGAAGAATCAAAAAATACTGTTGTGCTGCCGTTTCCGTCTGATTCGACAACTATTTTTAGTGTTACTCGTTTGTCATTTTCTTGTAGGACTTCTGGTCCTGTTACTGTGTCTGCCATTTGTTTCCCTCCTTAATTAAGAAACTGTGGGGCCGAAGCCCCACTTAAGTTATTTATTATTAGCCGTTAGATGTATCTACTGCCATACCAGTAACTCTAATCCATAATTTACCTGCTGTGTAAGCGGCATTAGTTGCTGCTCCTGCAGTTAAATATATGTGTTTTTTAGCTGCTGCTAAATCAGCACCTGCGTCTGCAGTTGCATAGAAACCTAAAGTTAAGTCACCATTGTTAAGTAAGTTTGTTCCACTAGTTACTGCTGCATCTTCTGCATCAGTAGCTGTTGCTGAACAATCTAGATTAATATCTGGATCTCCACCTGTTGGTACTTCTGTACAACCAAATTCAACTAACATTGGTACACCATTAATTTCATGATCTATTTCTGCAATGTATGCATTCGCTGCGTCTGCAGTTCCAATTACATCACCTGCTGATCCACCTGAAGAAGCTCCACCATGTAAATCAATTAAAATTGTAGTAGTAATTGTTCCACCTAGTTTGTCTACAAATGTGTTGATTGCTGCATCAGGAAAACCTGATCCATGTGCTGCTGGTGTGATTGTACCTAATCTTGTTGCTGCTGTACCAAGAGAAGCATTGTTTGCTCCTGTTGATGTTCCAGCTGCTACAATGTTATTTCCTGTTGCTGCTACTTTTTGAATGTCGATACCACCGTCAGAAGCTACTTCTAACTGATCAGTAAAAGCACCTTGTGCATCTTTTGATACAACTTTTAGACCAGATTCTGATCTAACTATTCCGTTAAACGTTGTTGTTGCCATTTTATATTCCTCCTAGAATACATAAATGTAGTCCCTAGGGATGTCGACTGTACGCGTCTACATTTACTTTATTTTATTTAATGTACAGTGTGGTAATTATACAACATATTTATATGGAGTGCAAGAGATTCTGTAGTGAAAGTGGTATTTCAGTGATGTAGCTTTTTACTAAGTAGCTACGGAAACTTGTGGTGCAGAATCTTCTACTTTGTTAACATGTTGTGCTAACTCAGCTTCTTTCATCTTAATGTCAGATATTACTTCTCTAACTTTATGGTCTATTTTGACCATATCAAGGGTATATCTTCCCTCGTTAAGATGCTCCTGCTCCCAACTCAACTCCAAGGACCTTTTTTGTTTGTATAGGTCTCTTAAGTTCATCATCGTTAATCTCCTCAAAGGTTAACCATTTTTTAGTCAAACTATAAAAATTTGACTTCTCCCAATTAATATCACTTTTTCCTAGTTTGTCAAGTATAGCATTTTCTAGTTCTTGAGAACTATCATTAGCCATAACTTTAAACTCGGTTATGTAGCCGTAGGCAGTGATTTTAATTAAAAATTTTTTCATTGAGTTTTGTATGTTGCAAAAAAAATAAGGCGAGATTGTGTCCCGCCTTATTCTAATTTAGTTTAGATTACGCTGCGCCTGGAGAACCAAATACACCTCTAGGGTCTGAGAATCCAAATGAATATCTCTCTCTAGCTTTGTATTTAACGTTTCCAGTTTCGAAATCGCCTTCCATCGAAGTTTTAACTGGTGATCTAACAAACATTTTTAGTCCATTAGGTACATCAGTTTTGATGAAAAACGCATCTGTGTCAGTTAAGTAATGATTAATTACGTAGCCTTGTGGGATCATTCCCATGTTAGCTACTGCGTTAATGTCATTGTCAGCCGTTCCAGTTCTGCCTGTAGACTTCATCAGTCTTTCAGCCGTGAATTGAAGCGCAGAAGGAATTATCATTTTAACTCCTTGTGCTGCAATTTTTAACCCTCTGTCATCAGTCATCGCTGCGATATCAATTAACGACTGCTCTAACGATGTTTCGTTAAGATCAGCTGCAGTTGATAGTTCATTTTTGAACGTTCCGCCAGTGATTGGGTGAACAGCAGAACATAGTTCTACTCCATCACCACCTGTGAAAGATGAGCTAAACGCATTGTTTAACACATTTGCTGCTTTAACTTGTTTTGCGTTAGCCATAGATCTAGCTAATGCTTTTGTATATCTAGACGCAAGTCTGTCATACAAATTGTCTTCAATCGCTTCTTCTGTGATTGAGAACGCTAAAGCAAGCGTTTCGTGAGTGTATCTAGCAGTGAAAGATTCAGTAGCTGAATCAAAGTTTACGCTTGATCCTTCAGGTTTAACTGAAGCATTTGCGAAACCAGATAACATTACCTCTTCTTCAAAAGCTCTATCAGAATTTTCGACATCGAAAATCTGAGTGTGCTCATCTGCATAGTTCTTATATTCCAGGCCGAATAGTGCATTCAAACCTGGCTCTAGTTCTTTAACTAGTTGTGCTCTTGATATTGCCATAATAATACTCCTATTCTATTATACGCCTGTTGTTAATTTAAAGACATGTTCACCAGTGTTGAATATAACATATGCGTTTGCATTTGCTGTAGCTTCGTCACTGTTGTCTGGGTCTTTTGATATACCGATTTGTTTAAAACCGCCTGATGTACCTGAACTAGACGTGTCTATCTCAGAAGTTGACTGACCAGTAATAGCAGATCCTGCTACTCCTGTAAAATCAAATGCTGAATTATTCATCGCCGCTGTTCCAGTACCGTCATGCTGTGCTTCAAACACGATATTTGGGTCTGCATACACTGTAGCCACTATATCCGCTGCTGCGACTTGTGTATAGGAAGCTTTAAATGTAGGTTTACTTGTTGTGGGGTCAGTAAAAAAACAACCACCGAAAACACCCAATTGTTGTGTGTCTCCCGCTGCTGCTGGTTCAATACCACCGCCTGCTACTGCTTCAACGACTTGTCCACCAAAAATGGAACCTGAAGCGTTGTTAGCAATTGCATACTCTTCTGCTCTGATTTCACCAGACAAGTGTCTTGTCGGTCTGAAACCAAAAGCTGCATCTTTATTTGCCATATTGTTTTCCTTATTCTGTTTATGGTTTTACCCATAAACGGGTTAATTGTTAATTCGTTGGTAGGGATTAACCCGAGAATCGTTAAAAAATTAACTTTTCTTTGTACCACCGAAGGTTACACGAGTCTGTCGATCATTATTGATCGGCATACTTGGATGCTGTTCCTTCATAAGATCGTTATCTATAGCATTATTTTTGTCTTCTACTTGTTTTGCAAAATAATTTTTTCTAGATTCTACAATCTCTTCTGGTATCCTTGCCAGCAATAGGCCGCCAACTCCGATTACTCCCTGATATTTACCTGTTTGAACACTTGGATAATCAGTGTCTGGGTATTGATCAGCTCTCACT